AACGATGGGCGCATTCCCCGGTAACCAACCGGTACTGTGGAACCACACGTGACGTGTCACGCAATAGTGGCCGTAACTCCAACAGCATGCTCCGCTCTCAACTAAGAGAAATTCCCCCTTGGGGGTACCCATGCGGCGTTTGTTTTTATAGGCAGTTTAGCAGACGCGATTGTTACAGATCGCTTCTGTTCTTCCGATCGGGACCTCGACCCAATTTTAGGCATATCGCCTGAGATTATTTTGTTCTATTTCGATCGTTTCTAACCTTGTTTTTTTTGTTAGGCTATGTCGGTTAAACATAACCCTCATAAGCAAATATATCTAACAAAGAATTAAGAGGAAACATCGTCACGGAAGTGACGACGTAGTTCTTCATGAATGCTATTGATAGTTTTCGTGACAACTACTGAGTCTCAAGAAATACGGGTTCGGCCGTCCGGTAAACGGATGTCTATCCAACGACCAAGCGCGGGATTGAGAGGAGAAGATTTGAATTCCATCCAGAGTAGTCCAAGGACTGCTTTATGGTAAGACTTCAATTCCTTAGTTTTGTTGGCTTTGGTTTTCCCGTCCTCAGGTTTAATTTCCAAATATTCATCATCTCTAGTAATGAGATAAGAAATTGTATCGTCGAGACTAGCAAAAGCTGGATTCTTAGATATAATCTCTTCATTACCAAGGATGGTACTATTACGAAATCTGTATGATCAATTTTCGATCAGACTACCCTGAGAAATGTTCCCCGTGTAGCACCTTGAAGGTCAGTAACCTTGACTAATAGCAAAGATATTCTGTTGTATATCTATGCTTTCGTTTTGGAAAACTGTCTTCCTGCCTGCTGTCTTATCTCGATTATCAAGATAAGCGTCTACATAGTCTGGAAGTAAAGTGTAAATACTTGCCAGACGTACCTTTGTTTCCTTGTAGTATTCTGAAGCCACTCAACGGACGAGCAATAATGCACGTTCACGATGGTGATCAGGGTAAATACAACATAGATACAAGTGTATATAGGCGAAAAGCAGGAGTCGTACTCCAACTGTACCTTTATACAGTTGCTGTATGCTGTGTTTGTGTTCAGAGACAGTGATACATTCGTTCACAAGGAACTTGTTAATGTAATACTCTATCAAAGAACATGCACCTGTGAAATCCTTTGGAGACTTCAAAAAGTTAATAGGAATAGGAGATTTGTCTACCCTGTCGACGAATTGTTTCTTTGCAAATTCAATGCAAGGAGGGCAACCGTCAGTGGGATATAGACTCTTCTGTAGACTGATCGACACTCTTAACAATTTCATACTCATTAGGTAATGATGTGTGACAGTGTTATCGAGTTGCCTTTCAGGGGAAAGTTTTGGGTTATAATTAGGATCGATAAAGATTACGTCATCACCAAGTACCAGATAATCCGATCTGCGAAGACCCGATTTAAAGATCGCACTTTGCAGCACGATATGGTGGCACATAGCGAAGACGGCCCAAGAGGTAAGAGTACCTATGGGTGTACCTTTAGCATAACTAATTATACGGCCATTAAAACTAAACTCTCGTTTCAAGAGTTGTACCCAGGAACTACCTAGGCCTTCCTTAATCCAGTTAAGCACAAAAGCTTGATAAGAGATTGGAAAGCGATCGGTAGCGGAGGACAGGTCTATACAAACAAAGTGACAATTATCACCGTATTTATCTTTCATACGATTGATAAAACCGAGATATTTTGTCTGGTTGTGTGTACAGTCTTGATCCACCTTCCTCAGTTCATCCATGATGCAACGTTCCAAAGGCGACAATACACTTTGAGTGTAAATGTCAGCCAAGGCAACAATACGGTGTTTAACCGCACGTTCATGGATGACAGCAATACGTCCTACAACTCTGTTATTAGCCTTTTTGCTCCAATGGCGGATCTTGTCTCCCATTCTGTAGGAATTAGGAAAATAGACCTTTAAGACGTCTAGAATACCTGTATTCCCGTTAGAACGAGAGATAAAGTATTCCGACTTCTTCTTCCCTGTAGTACACACTTTGTTGAGTTGGCTAGGGTTACCTAACTTACTCAAAGGGATACGATTGTATAATCCTCTCTTTCCACCTGGGAAACATGAGGAGGTTACTATCTTAACCCACTTAGAAGTACAGTTCAAGGAATAAACCATAGGAGGATTGACCAGCTTAGCAAAGCTGAGGATGTCCTTCCATTTTCCACTGCGCTGACATGCGATCCAATCGGGGATTCAGCTTAAGGCCTGATAACAAATCGGACCACGCTTCATCCCGACAGGGCGCATGACAGGTATGGTTTCTGGAAAGTCAGATGTAAGCTTTCTCGAAAGGTAATTATAATTACCAGAGAACTTATTAGAGAGGCGAAATAGTATTTTAGTAATATTAGGACGCTTACGAGTCTGAATTGTCTCGAGATCGAAAGAGGCGAGCTCTATGTAGAACTCATCACTTTCTTCCTGTTTATCGGTGATAGTAGAAATGTCTGCTAACCCTATGTCGGCCGGCCAACTCTCGAAGCATGTGAAGAGACATACACCTTTGCTTATACAAGTAAAGTGTTTGTACCCTTTATATGCCTTTTCTCTGATTAGTACAGAGACGAGAGGGTGGACCAGATAATAACTCCTTTCGACATTTCGCTTTACGAGGCGACGATGTCTAATAGAGAAATAATCAGGCATGATGTCGAGGAAATTGTGATAATTTCCACGGCACATTATGGTGTATGAAAGCTTCGCAGCTTTATACTCCTTTGCCCTGAAGGTCCTTCAGCCGGTATGCTTAATCAACTTAAGTATACGATAGTACGCCTTATTAATGTTATCTCGTTCTCATGGAGAACAAAGATTCCTTAACAGGCGAACCTTTTTGTAAACTCTAAGGTGATAAGGTGACATTGGTGGACATGGTTCTTTCAGCTTGACACTATAAGAGCGTTTGCTCGGAGTGCCAAGACGGGAGACATTGGTTTGTTTTGAGTAACGTGTCCTACGGTCAAATGATGACTTTGGTGTTTTAGTAACACCGGTGTTATCATCCAACTGGGTAGGAGGTGAAAGAAGCAGGCGATCTTTGGATTCCGAATTCTCGATATCCAACGTGTCCCTGAGGGGTCCGACCGCCAGGCGGTTGCTTCTCAGAACATTAACGGATCTAGAGAACAAAATTCGGATGCCTATGTAGGCACCTAAATGAGGTTCATTAGATTCCTTTAACGAATCTGTCTCGGACAAGCATGGGCTGTGTAATTTCCCAAAAGCTTGTACAGGTCTCCCTCTGATGAGGTTTTCATGCCCGTAAGAAGCAAATAGCTCAAGAGCTATAAGCTCCTTAGTGGAGGGTGTGGAATTATCGTACTCACCTTCTCACTGACGTAAGTCATTAGAGATGAGTATGGTAACATAATACGAAGATTCTGCAGTCTTGTCATAATACTGAGTGTACTCACATTGGTATAAACCATGGTGAAACCTCGGTCCTATGTCAGATAACTGAGACGCAATTTTACCCAGACCTCTGTCTGGTTGCTGTAACAGTGCAGTAAGTTCCGTAATATCTTCATCAAGGCCAGCATATGTCATTTTTCAGACGTTATTATACTCTGTTGAATAGATATTGGACGAAACTGGAAGTATATCATAGTTATATGAGTCATAATCGTATAAACGATGCCTATACTTATTCCAGAATTGAAATCTGTCAAAGGTTTTAGGATCATTCTTTACCATTAGGCCGGTAAAGAAT